CTCGACGGCGTACTGAAAGAGCTGCGCAAGCTGGAAGGCAAGCAAGCCAAGAAACTGGTGCGCCACAGCCTGCGTGCTGGCGCCAAGCCGTTGCGCAATGAGATGAAGCGTAACGCCAAAACGTTCGACGACCCGGAAACTGGCCAGGCGATCTACAAGCAGATCGCAACGCGCACGATCCCAAAACGCACGTTGAAGCGCTACGGCTTTGAAGCCGGCGTCTCTACCGGCGTGAAGGAGTCCGGGAAGGATGAGCCGTATCACTACGCCCAGTACCTTGAGCGTGGCACTAGCAAGATGGCCGCACAGCCTTTTATCAGGCCGGCAATTGACACAACCAAAGACATTGTATTCACCGCCGTATCCAAAGATTTGTGGAGCGGCATCAAAAACACCATCACCAAGAGTAAATAGCTATGGCGATTAGCGCACAAGAAACAGCGATGTTTGTTGACATCGACGGCCAGGTAACGAAGGTCGGCTGCCCTACTTCGATCAGCGGCGCAGGCACCACGAACGAGCAGATCGAGACCACGTGTCTCGGCTCCACTGCGCGCAACTATCAAAAGGGTTTGGCCACTCCCGGCGAACTGAGCTTCGATATTCGCTTCGATCCGAACGACGCCAGCCATATCGCGCTGAAGGAACTGCACAAGGCCGGCACGACGACCGAATGGGCGATCGGCTTTTCGGATGGTGACAGCGAGCCGACCAACCTCGACGGCATGACGTTCACTGCAAGGTCGGGGATCGTTTTTTCTGGCTTCATGACTTCGTTCGAATTCTCTTTCGAGATGAGCGACGTTATCGGCGCAAGCATCGGCGTGCAGATTTCCGGCCAGCCCACCGTTACGGCAAAGGCGGCTTAATCATGGCGGCAATTACGAATATCGCGGGCCTACAGTCCAACGCCGGTCTTGTCAGTGAAGACTTGGTAAAGCGTTCGGCCGTATGGCATCACGGCGGCGAAGACAACGATGTTGAGTTCTTTGTGCGCCGTCTAGCGTTCGGGGATATCGATCGCGTGTATTCCCGGGAAGACCCCACCAACAGCCAGGCGGCCGAACTGATCGCGATGGCCGTTCGGCTTGGTGAGGACGGCTCCGAACAGATGTCTTACGAACAGGCATACCAGCTAAATGCCGGCCTGGCGATGTTGTTCTCTGATCACGTCATGTCGGTCAACGGCGTCGGGGATGAAAAGGCGAAGACCGACCCAAAAGCATCAGCGGTTCCGAAGAGTTCTGGTTCGAAGTAGCCATGATGCTTTGCGCCACAGTAGCCGAAGCCAAGCAGCGTATGACCTACGCTGAGGCCTTGCGCTGGATGGCGTACCGCGCCAAGACCGGGCCGCTGGATACTGGCGGCAAGTTGGAAACGCACCTGGCCAGCGTGCAGGCGATGATCGTGCAGGCGATGGGTGGGGAAGCCACACCGGCCGATTTCCTACGCCGCGGTGGCGACGATGAGCCCCAGGCCACGCCAGACCAAAAGGGCATTGATATGGATCAGGCAATGTCAGCATTCAAATTGACCGGGGCAATCTGACATGGCAAGTAGTCTGGGGACCCTCAGTGTCAACCTTATCGCCTCCACAGGTGGATTCGATCGCTCGCTAAAGCAGGCGCAAAAGCGCACCGAGACGTTCGACAGGAAAATGCGCCGATTTACGCGCAATATGAAGCGCCAGATGGGCGGTGCTGTCCGGCAAGTCAGGAACCTAGGCCTGGCGTTTGCGGGGCTCGGCGCGGCTGTCGGAACTATGGTCGCCAAGTTCTCCGGCATGGTCGAAAACCTGAGCGACGTGGCACGTCAAACCGGCGCCACGTCCGGGCAGATTCAGATTTTGCACCGGGCCGCGTTGGTTGCCGGCACGTCGGTAAAAGACCTGGACGCATCGATAACGCGCTATACCAAGCGCATCGGCCTGGCCACCCAAGGCACCGGCGCCGCCATGAACGCGCTGGAAGACCTAGGCCTGAGCGCCGACGCGCTGGTGGACAAGAGTCTGACCGAGCAGCTAAAGGTGTTGTTCGATCGGCTGAACGCCCTGGAAGACCCGGCACGCCGTGCGGCCGCGGCCGATGGGCTGTTTGGCGATAGCTGGCGCCAGATGCTCCCGTTCCTAGAGGACGGCGCGGCCGGCATTCAGGCTGCCAAAGAACGGCTGGAAGAGCTTGGCGTGGTCATCACCCGCGATGGCGTCACCAAGTCCAACAGCATGCGGCGCGAGTTCCGCAAGCTGTCCAGCGACATAAAAAACGTGTTCATGAAAGCCGTCACCACGGTGGCGCCGCAGGTCAGGAAGCTGGCCGTGTATCTTTCCGAGGTTATCGAGGCGGCCCAAAAGTCCGGCGATCTGGATAGGTTCTTCGAAAATGCCATCGAGTTTTCCAAGACACTGCTGAAAAACCTGGATCAAATCAAACGCATCATGATGGCTTTGGCCGGCGCATCTATGGGCAGCATGGTTGCCGGCCCCTATGGCGCGGTTGTCGGCGGTACGGCAGGTTACTTTGGTGCTGATGCGTTTGCGGCATGGATGAAGTACAAGGGTAAGATCGAGGACAACCCGGTATCGCTGAAAGCCATCAATGTTCTCGGCGACCGCGTAGACGACGACAAGAAAACCAATACCAACACCAACACCAATACCAATACCAACCGCGGCAACCGCAAAGCCGTATTGGACGGCATAACCGCTGCTGAGCAGCGCCACTTTGCCGCGCAGCAAAAAAGCCAGGACAAATACCGCGAGTGGCAGGGCCTACAGCAGCAGCGTAAGCAGGGCATTGCGCAGCTTGTGCAAGAGTTCGGCACCAAGGAAAACGCGGCACAGGCGCAGTACGAGTCCCAGGTAAAGCGCATCCGCAGCCTGGTTGGTGAAAACCAGCAGGCCGATGCGCTGATCGCCAGCGCGCATGCCCAGATGGTAGAGCGTGTGAATGCCGGCACAGATAAGATGAGTGTGTTCGCGACCCGTGCGCGTGAAAACATTCAAGACACGCTCGGCACCACGCTAAGCCAGACGCTCAAAGGCGATTTCGAGAGCATCGGCGATATGTGGGAAAACATGCTTATCGACATGGCCGCACAGGCTATCTCGGCAAACATCGGCGATGCGCTGTTCGGCAAGAAAGACTCAGACGGCGGCGGCCTGCTGGGCACGTTGGGCGGCATGGCCATTAGTGGAATTAGCAGCTACTTCGGCGGTGGCGTTGGCGCGGCCAGCGCAGGCCAATCTATGGCAGACGCGGGTATCGGCGGCGCCAGCTTTGGCGTCCCCAGCTATCACACCGGCGGCATTGTTGGCGGCAGTGGAGACGTGCCGGCCGTGCTCAAGGGGGGCGAAGGCGTGTTTACGCCCCAACAGATGGGCAAGTTGGCACCAGCCGGCAAGAGTGGCGGCAGCGTGCCTGTCGAGTTCCACCTTCACAACGAGGGCGGCCAGGTCGAAAAGAAGAGTGTGCGGGCAGAGCGCAAGCCGGACGGCCGCATGGTTATCCGCGCACACGTTAAGCAGGCCATGGGCGAGATGGCCAGCAACGGCGAGCTTGATCAGGTCATGGCGCCCTACGGCCGCCGGTCGGGGCAGGTATGAGCCAAGAGATATCCAGCGATGCGGTAATGCCGGGCGATACCATCCAGCTAATCCTTGATGAGGCCGGGTCAAAACAGGTCACGCTTCGGTTTGCCGACGGCGCCATTGTCGAGACCCATATCGACCGCAACAACCCACTTGGCATAACGGCGGGAGAGCAGTCCATCGTGGTGCAGCTCGACGACGTGGAGCACAGCCGAGACATTTAAACATCACCCGAGCCACGCCGGGCCGGTAATCCGGGTAAGCGTGGATGCAGGCTTAGACGTGAGTCCCTGCGATCATGGAAGTAACCGCGTCAGTCGGCAGTGCCTCAACACCGGTTTATCCGGCACCTTTCGGGCACGTGGTCGGTGGCATACCCCGGCCAAACGGGGAGTAGGATCAGGCCCGGGCAGCGTGAGGCTGTTCGGGCTTTTTTGTGTCTACCGGTAGAGCTTCGCGCGCATGTGCGCGGGGCGAAGTCTTGGAGAATGTTCGCCACGTGGCGAACATTTGCTTCGCGCGCATGTGCGCGGGGCGAAGTCTTGGAGAATGTTCGCCACGTGGCGAACATTTGCTTCGCGCGCATGTGCGCGGGGCGAAGTCTTGGAGAATGTTCCCAACGTTGGGAACATTCTTGACCGCAAGGACCCAAAAACCCGCCAGCTTGCCGAAATACACAAGCTGCCCAGCACCGTGTGGGCCACACTCGCGCACCACGCCCTAAACGAATCCCTAACCGTCAAGCACGTGCAGGCGCTGGTGAAGGAACTACGCACCATGCTGGACAACGTGCC